GGACAAAAAGAGATTCGTAAAAGTATTGAATACTTTTATGATTTATTCTCAATTTGAGTCTTCAGTGATCACAGACTCCCAAAAGGAGAAGTTTATGGCCGGGCTTTTAGCCCCCCATATACCTTGTGATCCTCTATTTCTGGAAGATTTTGAGAAATCAGTCAGAAAAAGAAACCGCGTAACACTATCGGTTAGGCGCGGAGGAAACCACTTGTTAGAATATAGTGGTTCTCCTGACAAGAGATCGCCGGTTATGTTTTCGGCGAAATCAACCCCACAAGACCAAAATCTGAATAAAGAGCTCACTATTTTTAATTGTACACCAGGTATTCTGTTGTACGAAAATTTTAGAGAACTCTATGATCCTGTAATTCAAGGATCTAGGATGCAGGTCGAGTTGGGTACGTTAAGGAAGTCTAACATGGAACTTAAAGATGGTGTCTTACCTTGTGGTAAGATATCATTCATACAAGAACCAGGTTACAAACTTCGTTCCGTAGCAAATCCATTGAGGATTCACCAGATGGCTCTCAAGCCCTTTGGAGACGCGATCTATGATCACGTTCGTTCCTTACCATGGGATTGCACCCATGACCAAACAAAAGCCCACCCTTATATTCAGGCACAGTTAAGTGCTGGTGAGACCGCCCACTCAGTAGATTTATCTAATGCAACGGATTTTTTTTCCGTTGGATTTGCAGCTTGCTGCTCTGAAGGCGTTATTTGGAAACATCAGTGATATATCGTTGTTTAAAGCGATATCTCGCGGAAGTTGGAGTTCCCCTTTTGGTGCCCTTGTGTGGAAACAAGGTCAGCCATTAGGATTATATCCTTCTTTCGGATGTTTCACATTGACTCACGGATACCTTTTATGGTATCTGAATGATAAGCGTCACGACAACGAATTTTTTGTTGTCGGAGACGATGTTGTCATACTTTCTGATACTCTATTTATAAAGTATAAGAATTTTCTTGAACAACATGGTTGCCCGTATTCTCCAGATAAGACAATCTCTTCAAGTTGTCTTTCTGAATTTGCTGGTAAGGTTATTACGCCTGATGGCGTATTCCCTACCTTCAAATGGCGTCGTATGAGTGATGATTCTTTCATGGACGTCTGTAAGAATATTGGCCGGAGGTCACGTTTATTACTAAGCCCAAGACAGAAGGCAGTTTTTGACAAGGTTTGTCATTATCTACCACCTGTTGGTCTTGGATTCTCGCTGCCTGGAGATAATTATATCTCTATGGCAATTAGAACCGAGCAATTGGTGCTTCCTGCTAAAGCGTGTCTTAGGTCCTTAATGGGCCTAAGTGGGAGAATCAATAAGTATTTATATACTGATTTCACCCAAGAACATTTCGAAGAAGTAATTCCTCGAATTGTTTCCACCTTCGACGAGAAGGTTAGACTTGTTATTGAAAATACAATTTTCAATAACTATCAAGCTGTTCGATCTTTAATCGATGGGCTTGAATGTCTTCCTGATCAAACTGGGC